AGTTCATTTTCCCGTAGGTCCAGCCGCGCAGGCGGTTGGCCAGTTTGCAGAGCCCCGTGTACCACCGACGCCGCACGGGGAGCGGCGGAAGCGTTTCCTCGGGGCCCGCGTTGCACTGCTCCCAAGACATTGGGATTTCCCGCGTCCCGAGAAAGTTCTGGATACGGCGCCGTGTCTCCAAACAGACGTACCCGTGATCCGATCCGATGATTACGCACAGGCGATTGATGCCCAGGTTGAGCGCCTTCGCCAAAGTCTTGATAGACATCTCATTCTGTGCTGCCTTGCGGGTCAGTTTGTCCACCATGTGGTGATTGTAGTAGTTGCTGTCCATACTGCATTCTCCTGTTCAGGCAATCTGTTCGGGCGCGTAAACCGCCCGCAAATCTTGGGTGCCAAAGTGCGCGACTTCGTTGCAGGCCCCCCGCAGGCGCGAGATCAGACGTTCGGCCACATACGCGCAGGACTCCGTTTTGGACCAGTGCCGCTGAAGCCCCGACAGGTCGAAATTGCTGGTCGCGACAACCTTTTTCTGTTTTTCGATTCGCTCGTTCAGGATCATGTACAGGTGATCGAGTACCCAATCGCTCGGGCGTTCAACCCCGAGGTCATCCAACACGAGCAGGTCAGGGGCCAACAGGTCGGCCAGAACATCCATCTCGCTCTCCCTGTGCTCCGCTCCGATGGTGTCGCGCAACCGGGCGAACAGCATCGCGCTGCCCTGCCACCGAACGGTGAAACCCTTTTCGTGGACGCGCTTGGCGATCTCGGACGCTATCCTGCTTTTGCCGATCCCCGTATTTCCAGCCAGGAAAATCCCTCTCGTTGCGGGGTTGCGGAATGTTTCCGAAAATCGTTCTGCGGCTGCTCGCATTTTTGGCATGTAGGGCGCGACGGAATCATTCCACGGCGTGAAAAACCTCTCAGGTATGCCGACCTTTTCCGAGACCGTTGCGGGGAGACCCTGGGCTTGCCGCCAAATCCTGTTCGTCTCCATCGTCATTTTGCAGGTCAGCGAGCAGAACCAATCTCCGTACACGACCGACTGATTCGAGAGGGTGCCGATTGTCCCGCACTCGGGACAGACGCCGTGACGCTCAGGGGGTTGCGAGTGTTCGAGGAACGTCATTGCATCTCACCCCTTTCGAGAGCCAGTTGTGCTTCCCGCACGTCGGCCTTTGTCGCGTTTGCGGGCAGGCCCAGCAGGTCCAACCAGATCGGGTCCGTGGGCATCTCCACCGGGGCACTCGACGCGAACGGGACATTGAAAACCGGCTGGGTTGCCCCTGTGCTCACCTCGTCGCGGAACCGATAGCCTCTCAGGTAGGTTGCCGGGAGGGGGATGTACTTCGGATCTCGGTTGAAAGACCCTGCTGCGATCTGTTGCCGCGTTCCCTCCATGATTTCCTCCGCGCTGGCCCTCTTGTGTGCCGGGGCGCTGACCGTGACCTGAATCCAGGCTTTTTCCGCATCTTCTCTGCCCTGATGCCGTGGGTAGAGTTTGCAATACCATGCCTCAAACTCGCGTAGAGCCTCACCACGGGCGTTTCGGGTGTCGGGACGGGTGAGAGTCGCATCGGGAGCGGGTTCGACCCGTGGCGGGGCTGCTACGTGTTTTTCAGTGACCACCTCCCCAACGAGTCCAGATGGTGGTTGCGGTGACCCGAGCGCTGCGCAGTCGGAAGACTCCGTCTGGGTTTCCCCCCGGTACCCCCTTTCGGTTAAAGAAGTAGAAGAGATAGAGTCAGAATCATAGCCAGAACCAGAACCAGAGTTTTGGTGTGTATTTTGTAATTTATTTTGCCTAAGCAAAATTTTTGTTTTTTCTCCGCCCTTTTTTCCAACCTCTTTTCTCAATTCACTGAGTTTTCTCTCGTTACAGATTCTCCGACAAAAAATATACCCGTCAGAATCGAACTCAAGGACACCCCGTCGGGATAACTCCGAGATGCCTGACGCAATACTCTTGGGCGTCAATCCGGTCAACCGCGAGAGTACTGCCGGGTTGTTCTCAAGACGCCAGACGGCGTTGTGCTTCATCAATCCAAGGAGTTCGATCCACACGCCACGAGCGGCAGCACCGCAACTCTGAAGGTTTGCGTCACCATGCCAGTCACCCCAAAAAAACTTGAACCAAGGAACTCGTGTCATTTGTGGATTCTCTCCTCGTTTGTTCGGGGGCCTGTGCCAGCGCCCCCGGCGTTCAACCTCGACCGGACCCGTCCCCGGACCCGGACCCGTCCCCGTACCCGGACCCGTCCCCGTCCCCGTACCCGTACCCGTCCCCGTACCCGTACCCGGATAAATCAGCAGCTCTCCTAACCCAATCCAGCTCAGATCTGGTAAGTCTCGCGTCGGTCATCGCGTCCGCAACAGAGACCACTGTCTCATCGCCAGCGAGGCGATCCCATGCCTCCATCGATCCAGATGCGCACGCTCCTGCCCTGCGCAAATCGTCAATCGTGATCTGTTCCATGATTATTTCCAATCGACGAAGGTTTTTTCCGCCTGTTCGGTGCAACGGCTGACAGAGGTCACATCATGCAGGAGCACCGACTGGGCGACTTTTCCAATGCGCGATTCAGATGCGGGCCCCTCTGCCGCAAGTCCCAGAAATCCGCCGGTCTTCGCCGACCAGTAAATGACGTTCCGGCAGTTATCCAGTTCAAGGTCGCGCTCCGCGATTTTGTTTTCGGCGATGTATCCGAAGAACACCCCCCGGTGGGCTGTCGTGACGATGACCGCTATTTTCGTTTCCAGTTTCTCACCCATTTGTTTCTTCTCTCCCTTTCGTTTTGTGTCGACGTCCATGCGCCGTGTTTGTCGTTTCGTGCTGTGAAGTGTAGTGGTGTGATGTGCTGTGGCGTGCCGTGCTGTGAAATCTGTGGAGGCCGTCCGGCTCGGCCCCCTCTCAAGTCGCTACGTGATATGTGACCGCGTCCGATGGATCGCGGGTGCCGGAAGGTCTGTTGGGTGCTCGTTTAGGTCATGCAGTTCCCTCCTCTCTGGGGAGTCTCTTTCTGCCCTTTCTCAGGGCTCTCATGCCAGATATCAGCCGTATCACTGTCTCGTACCGAGGGTTCCGGGACTTGCCAGAGGCTATTTCGCAGACTGCCCCTATCGAGACACCGGATGTTTCTGAAATCTCTAAGAGTTTGATCTTCGGGCTAAATCCCTTTCGAGAGTTCAGAAGGTCTGAAATTTTTTGCATCGCGTTCCCTCCTTACCCGAGCACTATATTTCAGCATGGTGAAATATGTCAACAATTATTTTCATCAGGCTGAATTTTTTTTTGCTGCATCTACCCCACTTGTTCATTACAGTGAATTTATGGATGCTGAAGATAGGAACCTTCACGATCTGCTATGCGAAATCTTCCACAAATCTGGGAAGAGACAGAAAGAGGTGTATATCAAGGCTGGGCTTCTCCCTTCGACATTTAGCGAAATCATCAACAAAAAGAATACTCCGAGCATTGATACCTTTTCGAAAATATGCAAAGCCCTGGGGTATGATCTCGTTTCATTTCTCTCCGGGGAAGTACCCGCAGAATCAGCAGCCCCTTCCGATTTCGTGAATTTTCCGTTGCTCGGGCTTGTGCGGGCAGGATATTCGAATGGCCACCTTGATGTACAAATCTCTGATTCCGATGTTGAGCAATGGAGCGGCCCTGTTATCTCTGTTGCTCGTGATTTTCTGAGGAAAGGGCTTCGCGGCGATTCGTTTAGAGACATCATTGCGATGAAAATTACTGGAGATTCTATGGCCCCCATATTTCAAGAGGGCGATCATGTTTTCGTCAAAAAAATGCAGGACATAAACAGAGTCCATCACAAAGACATTATCGTGTTCGATACCGATGGATGCGGTTCCTACACACTCAAAATGTGGGATAAAGCCGGTGTGCTTGTCCCCTTGAACACGAAGCATGATGTGATTACATTGGCCCAATGCCCCGGATCGCGTCTCTACGGGCGAGCAATCGGCCTCGAAAGGACGTTCTGAATGAAACATCTCTTAATCCTCCCTGTTATCTTCCTGTTCGCCTGCAACCCGAAACCCGCAGAGACACAGCAGCAGCCGACCACGCAACAAGCGGTGGCAACGCCCACGCCAGTCCCCACTCCCGACCCCGAGAAGGAAGCGCTCAAGGCGCGTGTCGCGGCTTTGGAGAACGAACAGCGAGCAGCATACGCACCGCCTACACCAGGGCCAGCCATGATTGAGAACGTCCCGTTTCGAATCCTGTCTTCCTCGTGGCTCTACGATCGCGACGGGGAACGGCGCATTACCGGAACCGTTCGTAATATGTCCGGGAAAAGTTACTCTATGGTTTTCATTAAGATCGGAATCATGCTCGGGGACATACAAACGGAAAGCGTTGTCGCGCTCGTTGACGAGATGCAACCGGGGGCAACCTGCCTATTTACGTCCGACCCTGTTCAGCGGGCGTATGCGAGATGGGGTGACTACACGATGACCCAGCCCACATATCGGCTACTGGGGTTTGAATACAGATAAAAAAATCCCCCGCCTGAGCCAGACGGGGGAAGCCTGCTGATCTGTTACTTCGACACCTCCCGCCAAGGCCCGCCCACGTTCACCGGCAGGTTCTCCTGACGCTTCCGGCAAGCCCTCCACGCACGACCCCCGAACCACTTCACCGCCTGATACATGACTTCCGCCTGCCACGCGGGGACGCCGTACCGGATCATCAGGGCTTTGAAAATCAGGTCGGCAACGTCCTTCTCCGTTATCCCCGATTGATATAGCCAGTCATGCACAACCGCAGCCCTCGAGTGCTCTCCCCACGGAGAGATGACGTTCCAGAACAGTTTCGGAACACTGGCGAAGTTCGTCAGGAAACCGGCTGGCACCGTGATTTCATACCCCTTGACCTTCACCCGGAATGGTTCGGTCAACTTCGCCGTGACCCCGTCCTTCTGAATCTCCACGTCCAACTGCGGATCGCCCATAATCCAACCTCCTGAGTCAAATCTTCGGGACAACTCCAGTCCCGTATATCTGGTCTTACATCGTAATACAGAATATCCTTGACAAGCAAGTACTATCTGTTGTATGTCTCAATTCAAGGTGGCTCAAGATGTGGCCACCGAGGCTTGCCGGGCCCCGCCACCGCCGACTCAAAGGCCCACCCCAAGCGCAGAGCAACCTCTCACCTTTTGGCAACCCTGCGCACCTCTCTCCCTCGCTGGAGCCAAACCACAAACTCTCTCCCTCCCCCCGCAGCACCCCGGCCCGGCAAGCCACCTCCCTCCTGTTACGTATGAGAAAACCTTACACATGGCCCGTCAGACAAAACATGACGATTCAGTAACCAGAAGGCGCGAAGTCGTTTCGCGTCTGCACCTGCTTGGTTACACCGTTCGCCAGATTACGGCCATGCTCCCCGAACAAGACCCACCCATTCTCAATTCTGCTGACCAACCGTTTTCGCACATGACCGTGCAAGCCGACATTGAGGCATTGCGCGAACTCTCGCGCCAAAACGCGCTTCAGGACATTCAGGCCGCTCAACAGGAGCGTCTCGCGCGCCTCCGTTTCTACGAGGTCGAAGCCCTGCAACACATCCCCGACAAAAAAGACTCGCTCCAGACCGCAATGCAAGCCCATGACAGGATTGCCAAACTCCAAGGATTGAACGCCCCCGAGCGCGTAGAGCAGACCGGCACACAATCGCTTACCGTCGAGTTTGTCCACACCGGCCAGCAGGAAACCCCAGCAGTAGAAGGGGGTGACGATTGACCAACTGCGCAATGCGCATCAACCCCGTGTTCGAGCCAGTCTTGAGGGATACCTCTCATCGCTGGCTTGTTTTGTATGGGGGAGCAGGCTCAGGCAAGTCCGTTGTCGCGGCGCAGTGGGTTGTTCTGCGCTGCATCCAGAACGTCGGGGAGCGCATCCTCGTTACCCGTAAGGTTGCCCGCACAATCCGCCATTCGGTCTGGCACGAATTGCTTGTCCAGATTCGGGAGTGTGGTTTTCTCGAAGAGTTTTCGGTCAACCTCTCGAATCTCACAATCACCAACAAGCGCACGGGTTCTGAGATCGTCTGTGTCGGTCTCGACGATCCCGAGAAGATCAAGAGCATCTCGGGCGTCACCGCCTGCTGGCACGAAGAACCCACAGAATGCGATGAGCAAGACCTGATTCAGGTTGACCTGCGCCTGCGCGGTCAGCACCCCGCGCCGAAACAGCACATCGTGACCTTCAACCCCGTTTCCGCATCCCATTGGATTCGGGCCTTTTTCTGGCAGAAGAACGCGGATACGTCCCTGCGCATCAAGACCACGTACAAACACAATGGTTTCCTTGATGTGGATTACGGGAAGACCGTTGAGGCGTTGCGCGACAAGGACGAATACTACTACCAAGTGTATTGCCTTGGGAACTGGGGCGAACTCTCCGGTTTGATCTACACGCCGTGGGAGTTTGCTGACTTCCCAGACACGTTCGATGACGAATTCGGTTGCGTGGACTTCGGCTTCAACAACCCGATTGCCGCCCTGCACGTGCGCGTGAAGGACCAGCGACTCTTTGTGCGCGAACTGGTGTACCGCTCCAAGATGCAGATCTCGGAACTGTGCGGTTTGCCTGAGATGAAGGCCTTGCGTGATTCGGTCATGTTCTACGGGGACAGCGAAGACCCCGGCGCAATCGAAGAGATGAGGCTGTCTGGCTACGCCGTGCGGCCCGCCGACAAGGGCAAGAACTCTGTCAAGAACGGCATCCTGCTGCTGCGCTCGCTCTCGATCTCTTCCCACGCAAATAACGTCGGTTTGAATAAGGAACTGCAAACGTACATGTGGCGCAAGGACCACAACGGGAACGTGCTCGACGAACCCGTGAAGGAACTCGATCACGCGCTCGATGCGGTGCGCTACGGCGTCTGGACGCGGATGCGCAAACTGTCGTGGGTTGAACCCGGCTTCAGGAAAAACGGAGGGGTAAGCGATGATTAACCCGTTTCGGCGTTGGCTCAAGCCAGCCCCCCAGCGTGTGGAGAAGTCGGACACGACCGGTATGACGTTCGAACAGTTCTTTTCTCGCACCGGCTCGTGGGAATCGCCCGTGTGGGGTGGGGCGCAGGAGTACATGCCGTCGGCCCGTGAGCAGGAGGGCGCGTACAAGACACACCCCATTGTGCGCGCTGCGATTGACATCATCGCGGGGACAACGCCCGTCCCGCGTCTGGAGGTAGGCGGCTACAAGGACGGCACATGGGACGCGCTCAAGGGACACCCTGCCATTGACCTGCTCAACGCGCCCAACCCCTATCAGGGGCTCTTTGAGTTTTTGGTGGAGTTGACAACCAAAGCGTATGCGGGCGGTGTCGGGTACGTGTGGAAACTGCGCAATCAGGGCGGGTCCAAGATTGTCGAGTTGCGTGTGCTCCCCGCGTCGTGGGTGACGCCTATCCGCCCCCTGCAAGGACTCAACCTCGTTGACTACTACCAAGTGCAGGGGCAGGGCGTGACGATACTGCCCGAGGACATGATCGAGTTTCGCTTCCCCGCAGTGGGGGACATGTGTGGCAGCGTGGGCCCGCTGGCGTCGGCATGGACAGAGATTCGGAGCGATCTTGAGCGGTCCCAGATGATCTCCGAGGTTATTCACAATATCGAGCCCCCAGGGACTGCCATACAGAGTGATATAGGGAACAAGCCCAAACAAGCACAAGACGCCATGCTGCGGGCTCTGGAGAACCGTTGTGGCAGGGGAAAACGCGGCAGCAGCTTTATCATCGGCAAAGAGGACGCAATGATCCCGTTCGGCGGTCTGCCCGACCTTGACCTGCCGGGACTCATGGCCTCTTCAGAGTCGCGCATCTGTGCCGCGCTGGGCGTCCCGCCCCTGCTGATCCAGTCGCGAATCGGTCTGGAGAAGGCCACCTACAGCAACGCAGAGCAGATGACCAAGAACTTCTACCAGACCACAATGGCGCGTTACTGGAAACAACTCGCTTCGGTTTTGACTCGCGGTCTGCTTCAGGACCAGCGCGTCTCGGCTGGGCGTGGCGGGGATCGCATCGAGTTCCAGTTTGCGTACGAGGAACTGCCCGAGTTCCGCGAAGACGCCAACAGCGAGGCAACGCGGCTTGTGTCTCTTGCTCAAAACCAGATTGTTACGCTGGGCGAAGTCCGCGAGGAACTGGGCTTCCCGCCGATTGCCGAAGTGCTCAAGGGCGAAGATGCCAATACGGCTGCGATGCAGACCGATGAGGGCGCGAACGCAAGCGAGGAAGCCCAAGAGGCTGCACCCGAGACTCAAGGCTCTGGCGGGGCTCCTGCCAGTGGTGCCGCTGCTGACACCGAGGTGCAGCAGACCGCGCTCAACGGCGCTCAGGTGGCGTCCCTGCTCCAGATCGCGCAGTCCGTTGCCGACGGCACCCTCACGCCCGAGTCCGCACTGCCGATTATGCAGATCGCCTTCCCGGCGTCCGATCCCAACAAACTCCGGGAGATCGTCGCAAACATCAAGGTTAAGGAGCCCGCACCGGAGCCCAACCCGCAGCAGCAACCCCCGCAGTTCCAGCAACAGAAACCGCCGGAGAAGCAACAGAAGCCCGAGCAGCCGCCAGCCAAGGGGGAAGATCCCAATGCCGCTTGACCGCGCCCGCTTCGCGCTCATCTCCCGAGAGGCTGACCGCCGGGCCGCTCCCATTGCGACGGCGGCGATCCTGCCCATCCTCAAGACCGCTCGCAAGGAGTTCGCCCAGCGCGTCATGGACGGCGAAGACGGGCGCAAGGCGGCACGTGCCGTGGCCAAGATCGCACAGACCCCGCTCTCAGTTACGCATCAGACGCACCTGTTCGACTTCGCGAATCGCGGCTTCGAACTGGCCGGTTTGTTTCTGGAGCGCAAGGGGTTTCTCAATGTCAAGCCGCGCTCGAAGTCCATCGTCACTGACATGGACCAGAACCCTGCGCTTACCTCAAAGTTTCTGAACATCCAACTCAAGGACTGGATCAAGGCCACCAGCAGCGTGGAAACGGAAACGACAGCGGCACAGTATGAGTCGCTCTGGAAGAACCTCATGCAGGAAGGCCTGACGGATGCGCGGTCCCTGGGCAAGGCGATCATGGAGATGGGCCTCACGTCTGACGCCAATCGCGCCGATGTCATGGCCCGCACAATGTCCATCTACGGCTACAACGCGGGGGCCTGCGATCAGTACCGGGACGCGGGTTGCTACGAAAAAGAGTGGATGGTGACTGAGGACGATGCGACGTGCGCACTCTGCTCCCCGTATGACGGGCGAGTCGTGAAGATCGGCGGCGTGTTCGAGACGGCCAGCAAAGACCCGCTTTCGTTGGGCATTCAGAACCCGCCGCTACATCCTCGATGCCTTATACCCGAAACGCCCGTATTCGTCCCTGACGAATTGGCCGCAATGGTCTCCACCTATATCGGCCCTGTAGTCGAGATTACTACCGCCTCTGGCAGACGGTTGACCGTCACCACGAATCACCCACTCTTGGGGTTGGATGGTTTTGTTGCAGCGGATCAAATCCGAGAGGGAGACTATCTGGTCAACAGCCCCCTGTTCGATGGGATAATTCCCGTCTATCCAGATCAAAACAACATGCCAACCACTGTTGAGCAGGAAGTCCGTACGTTTGCGGAATCGTCTGGCGTGTCTTCCTGCCGAGTGCCAGTTTCCCCCGAAGACCTCCACGGCGATGCGATCAATGTTAAGGGCGATGTCAACATTATAGCGACCAATCGCTTTCTGAGGGGTGAGATCAAATCCTTTCAACCTCAACATATCGGCAAGTCTTCTCTCGGCGGGAGAAATGTGTTTGGGACTTCGCTCAATGGACAGCGCAATTTTTCTGCGGTGCTCTTCCGTTTGGGTCTTGCCGCGCACAGAATTATGGGCGGCCTGTGCGCGGGAACTCCTGAATTCAGGGGAGAGGCGCATAGCACTGACGATATTGGCGTCTCTTGGCCCACGAGGGGAGATTCCTGCTTTGAGGATTTGTCGGCGCACAGTAGCCCGGTTTATTCCGAAGTGCTTCGAGAGAGCCAACTCCGATTCCCCGAGTTCATATCTACTACAAAGGTCGTGAGTGTCAACATCCGTTCTTACTCTGGTCATGTGTACAACCTCCAATCTCTATCAGGACTATACATTGCCAATGGGGTTTTGTCAAGCAATTGCCGCTGCTGTCTGCTTCCGGTCGTATAAGGAGACGATGAGATGACAATGATCCGCTTTCAAAAGACCATCAAATCTACCCCTGTTGTAAATCGAGAGGGGAACGGTTGCATTGAGGGGTACGCTTCTGTCTTCGATGTGGTTGATCGTCAAGGCGAAGTTGTTCTGAAAGGGGCCTTCAAGCGAACAATCGGCGAACGAATTGCTTCCGGGAAGGTTTTTCTTACAAACAAACACCTCGGAAATGGCGCAGGTGCCCCCGATACAATCGGCGTCCTTATCACTGCGAAAGAAGATGATTACGGTCTTTGGTTTAGCGCTCCGTTGTTCCCCACGCAAGCCGCACAGGAAGCGCGGGATCAAGCCGACATGTCCAACATGGGTTTTTCCATCGGTGGAGAGGCCCGATACGAAACGATCAAGAAGAATGGTCAGTATGTCCCAGCCCTTGTTGAGGTCAAACTGGATGAGGTGACGATGACCCCCTTTCCCGCATGCGATGAGGCGCGGGTCACTGTAGTAAAATCTCTCAACGGCATCCCCGAGAACGCGGACGATCCCCCGCCTGCATTGCCCGAAACGGCACCCGCAGACATGGCCCCTGACGTGGCTCTCATTGTGGCAAAGGCGCAAGCCTGGCTTGCCCTCCAAGAAATGCAGATCACAATGAAGGAAATCACGCAATGAATCCCAAACTGAAAGAGTTGCAGGATCAGGTGGCGACCCTGACCAAACAACTGGAAGCCCCCGGTGCGGACATCGAGGCGATCAGCAAAAGCATCTCGACCGCTCAGACCCAGTTCAAAATGATCGCCGAAGCGGAAAAGGCGTCTCAGGACATCGCGAAGACGATGCAGACGATCACCGCCGACAACACGCCCGCCACGCAAAACATCCACGTCGCGTTCCAGCCCGAGCACAATCCTAACCGGGAAGTTACCAAGACCACGACTGACCTCGGCAACGAGACGCATCGGTTCGCCATCGAGGCCAGTGTGCTACGCGGGTTCTTCGGCGCAGACAGAGACCACCCGTTTCAGTTGCGCAACGTGACCGAAAAGGGCTTGAACGTCATGGGCAATCGCATCCGTAGCGAGAAGTCCATCGCCCTACCCGGCTATTTCTCGGACCTGATCGCGGGCCAGACCCCCGACGGTGCGCCCGTCTCAAAGCAAACCATCCGGGGCATGGACGATACGCTGCGCGAAGTGTCCAAGGCGGTCACCTCCGCCGATACGACGGGTTACAGCACGGACTCGGGCGCGGGCAATCTGCGGCCCAATGGCTTCATCCCCGAGTTGCAAGAACTTCCAGTCACGTTTGCGGACCTCGTTCCAAAATGCACGCGCTTCCCGGCGGCTGGCGGCAACTGCATCATCCCCATGAACGACTATTCCGCCGGTCGTTTTGCGGGCGTGAAGGCTGGTACAATGGCTACGGAAATCACGCAGCCCACCGCCACGACGCCGTACTTCACCACTCGGACACTGCACACACAGCCACACGGGGCTTTCGCGCAGGTCTCGAACTACGCGATCAAGCGCAGCGGTGTGGACATCATCGGCGTTCTGACCAACTCCCTGCGCAACGCGGCTCGTTACCGTATGAGCAAGGAGATCATGGCCGGAACCGGCGAGTCGAACCTCATGGCGGCTGGTGTGGTCGGGTACTCGGGCGTTACCACTCCCGTGCGCGTGACTGCAAACCAAGTCGTTCGGGCCGACCTCATCAAAGTCATCGGCACCATGCCCAAGCGGCTCCGCGACGGCGCGGAATTCCTGATCGCCGATGCGGTTGACTTGTATTTGCAGGGCATCGTCAAGGGCACGGCAGACGCCACGCCTCTCTACACGGAATCCGTGCAAACCTCTCTGGTTTCGCGCCTGTCCGGCTACCCGTGGGAGTCGCAGGACTTCGACAACCTGAGCGACACGAGCTATCTCGCAACGCTCGGGACCGTTGGCGATTGCATCTTTGCCAACTGGAAGTTCTACGCGTTCGCTCTGGAGGAAGACATCGTCATCACGCGGTCGAGCGATTACGCGTTCGCGACGGGTCTGGAGTCGTTCCGGCTGGACTTCTCGTTTACCGGTGCGCCGATCTTCACGACGCCGTTCGTGGTTCTCAAGGCGACCACCACGTGATAGCTGAGGTGGTTGCGAGTAACTCAACTGGACACCAGCCAAATCGAGGCTGCCAGTGAGTCAGGGCGCGGGGGCGGCCCGGCGTGACAAGAGACGCCTGAACAGCCCCCAAAACAAACAAGGGAGTTTCCCATGATTGATCCCGGATATTCCAGAGTACAGTTCAAACAGGACACGGAACTCGAGGGCTACCTGTTTCGCGCGGGTGTCGTACAGGAGTTCGCCGATACGATTCTTACGTCTCATTGCGGGCCTCTGGAAGACAATCCCGCGTTTGACGTGCTTGAGAACGGGCACGCGATCTACAACGCCGCACGGGCCCAGGAACGCGCAGAGCAGGCACCTGAGAACGAGACGAAACCCCGCAACAAGAAAGCCGCCAAGTGACCATCTACTATATCGACTTCGCCTCGGGTGCGGACACGAACGCTGGCACATCCACCAGCGCACCGTGGAAGCACTGCCCCGGAGATGCAAGCGCGACGGGCAACGCCGCGTCTTGCTCTCTGGCGGCGGGTGATTTCGTGTACTTCAAGCGGGGCGTGACCTACGCGGGTGGACAGATCACGTGCGGCCAGAGTGGGTCTGTCATCGCCAATCACGCTGACGGCGCCGTTACTTCGGCGGGCGTCTTCACTAGCGCGTCAGGCGGATTCATCGCGGCAGGAGTCAACGCGGGAA